TTTCTCCTTTGTTCTCTCTATTGTTTTTGTTTCCTGCATTGCACACACCTAAAATATAAAAACCCTGTAGGGTATTTCTCCCTACAGGGTTGGTTTGTTTGTTTCTACTTCTTGCTCTTGGCCTTGCTCTTGCGGTTGCGCTTTGCCTGAAACTTGTCAATGATTTCCGAAAGCTGCATAAGCTCGTCCATCTTGGCATCCGCCTTCGCGCGAAGTGCCCTTGCCTTTGCTTCCAGTTTTTCCATCGCGAAGAACAGTTTGTTGTGTTCCTTCTGCGTTGCCTTGTACAAGGCTCGCGCATCCTTGAGAAGCTTCTTGGCAACGTTTCCGTTAGCCTTCTTCCTGCCTCTCTTTTTGCCCGTGGTAGCCTTTGCCTTCTTCGTTTTGTTCTTGCTGCCCTTGGGACGTCCAGGTCCGCGCTTCTTGCCGTTTCTCTTTGTCTTCTTAGCCATAACTGGCTCCTTTAAAAAAGTGAAAAGGGTTAAAGGTTGATAACCTTGTGCTGTTTTGCTTTCCTCCTTGCCGTTTTGTTCGCTTGTTTGTGCCATCCTATGTATATTATATACTTAAATACTTATAAGTAAAGCATAAACTTACTGTGTTTTACCTATATTTCACCCTGTTTTTCGTTTTTTTGCCCTAAGTCTAGTAACTACTTACAGATCTGGGAAGTGTTAAGCTTCCAAAAATAGCCATTTTTTCGCCCAAAAATCGCAAAAAAGCCCAATCACGCCAAGCTAGACGGGAATTAGGTTTGATGTGGAAAGTTGGTGGAATCGTAGCCATAAGTAGGCGATTTTTTAAAATTTTACAATTGTATAAGTCGCTGAAAAACAACGATTTATCGGCGATTTTAGGGCAATCTTTTTTAAACTACTTATGTAAATCGGTGCTGCTGTATCCCTGGATCTCAAGTTTGGCTAAAAATCGTGTAAAATTTGTGCGTTTTCTTGATTTTCTGGTGTTAATTGGTACGCTAGATTCTAGGATACCAAAAAACCGTACCTTTTAGCCTATTTTTCGCATAAAAAAGGCTCCCAAGCTTCTGCCAGGGAGCCCTACTTTATTTACTGCTTGTTAAACATGCTTGTTTTCCGCCTTTTTTGTATAGAAAACACATAGAAAAAGGCTATTTTTTGAGCATTAAAAACCAATTTGCTGTATACCCTACCCTACAAGCCCGGGATTCAGTGTTTGCTACAGGTTTTCCTATATACCGTTATTTAACCCCTTTTTCTTTAAGTAATCATCAAGTTCTTTGCCTACGTTTTTAACATCTGCCTCTGTCTTAATAACAGTAGTAAGCTTCTTACTTTCTGTTTTATTCATTTTCTTAAAAGCTTCTACACCATTTGCCATAGTTTCAGCTATCTTATCTGCTATCTCTTTATCCTGCTTACTTATCTTCCCCTTCTGAAATAAGATCCATGCGACTAGGGAAATACTAGGAATAACAACAGAAGAAATAATTGTACAGATAAGAAGTATAACGTTTGTTTCTTCTCCTTGTACTGCTGTCGTTGCTGTTGACTCTGCAGCTTCGGCAAATACAGGAGAACAGACAAACATTAATGCAAATAGACATAACATAATTAAGAAAAAACTTGCTAATGTATTCCAGTAACGCATAACTTCCTCCATCTAGGCCAACTTCCTAAGTGTATTAAAAATACTCCAAGCATACTTTACATAGGATTTAACTTTCCTTTGTGTAGCCTTCTGTTCTTTTACCTCTTTAGCAGCTTGCAGAAAAATCTTCTCTGCTTCATCTATACCAAAGTCGTTTTTTTCTATTGTAGAATCTAATCCCATAGCATTAAAGTAATCTTCCGCGGACATCTGTTCTTCTACTTTTTCTTCTACGTCTTTAATCTCTTTGTCAATATCTACTTCTTTTGGCCCTTCCGACTCTGGCATAACTATTCGCCTTTCAATTTATCTATAAACTCTTTTATATCTGGATAACTTTCATTTACTGTTTTTATAGCCAACAGCACATCATTAACATCCAACCCTTCTTCGTGTGCCTGATCATGTGCAACAAGAACAAACTTCCTATTAATAACAGATTGCTCTTTCAGGTTAGCCATCTGCTTCTCAACGTTTTCTAAAACCTTTGTCCTAGCTTCCTCATTCATTTTTCCTTCTTTAACCAACCTCTCCGTATCCTTCGCAATAAACGTATAATAATTCTTTGCAAAGATATCTACGTTTGCATCTAGGTTTTTACTATTCTGCAGGGCAATTTCCGAAGACCTAACATAAGCTTCTGGCATTGGGCAACCAATAAGTACAATTGCACACAATGCACTCAATAACAAAAGCATTACAGGTTTTCTCATGGTTCTTCCCCTTCTGCAAAAAAGAAACTGCTACTGGAAACTTCCAACTCGTGCGCTTCTAACGCAACTAAGATTCTTCTAGTTATCTTCTCTGGATTTATTGTAGGCCATATAACATCGAACAATGGACTTTGCAAATAAGCTTTTCTACTAAACTTGCAAGTATCCCCATCGAATGAATTTAATATTACATGTATAGGTTTATTTGTTTCTTTTAATATAATGTCTGGGATCTCTTCAGCAACATGCCCATTAATCTTACAGCCAACAAGAACAATAGGAATGTTTTCTTTGTATATTTTTTCTATAGCTTCTTCTAAACTTTCTGCATAGTAAAAATTAAATTTAGTTGCATTTTCCATTAGAGCACGGAACTTTGCGATTTGTTCCTTTGTATCGAGCACTAAAACTTTTGCTCCTTCTGCTCGCATGGATGTATCCCCCTTTCATGGCTCTTTCTTTTTACCTTATTACTTCAATATCGCTTGTAGAACTAGAATACTTATTGTAACCACTAAGCCACATATAGTTCCTGCTGCTGCTGCATAAAGAGTAACCTTTGCAGTAAGAACATCAATTGATGTTTTATTTGCTGCTACATTTTTTGCTACCTCTTTCTGTGTTTTAGCAACACTTCCAATTTCATTTCTAATCCATTTTAGTTCATTCTTTGTTTCCGCCCTCCACTCTATAAAACTAACAACATCGATTCCAAGAGGTTCGTTAGAACCAGTAGTGTTAGCTTCATCCGGCATTTTACGAACCTTCCAATTCGTCAAGCTCCTTTTGTGCGATGCTAATATTTTGTTCTATATCCGTAACTATCTGTGTATATCCGGAGCCCATAGTTTCTGCTTTATCTTTCTTTACATTTAGTTCTACAATAATAAGTTTAAGCTGTTTAATCCTTAGCTGTTTCTTTCTATTTGCAATTTGCTCTTGTGTTGTTTTAACTTTCCAATCGCCATTTTCATCTATAGTAATATCTTTACTAGTTCCACCTTTCGGAACTGGGACTTCGTCATTTCCTGTTATATCCCAAACCTTGTAGTCTGGTTCTGGATACTTTAACTTAATTTGGTGTATCTTCTTTGCCCTTGTTGTCAAAGCAAGAAAATCTTTTTTCTGATCTATAACAGCAAAAGACCTATAATTGTCTCTTTCTTTTATTTTTTCTGGCATTTTTTAAGACTCCTAGAAGCTCATTTCACTATCTTCTTGATCAACAAACTCTTCATATCCTAATACAAATACTTCCCATTCCGCTGTGCCTGTTGAGTTCCAGGCAGCAGTAATATCTATTCTTTGTGCGTCATCTGTTGCACACCATCCTGTATTAGAATCTTTTTGTATGTCACCAGAAGGATTTGCATGACCTGCATCTGCCTTAAGTTTCCAAACCATTGCATTAGGATCTGTTGGAGTTGGATCCTGCATAAGCATTGTTTCGCCAGCAGAAACAGCAGATGCAGGAGAAATTTCTAAAATGCCAGTTGCACCATTGTAAATAAGTACATCTAGCATAAGGTTTGCCCGCATAGAAGTAGGGGGAATTCTAGTTGCAATACTATACTGTGTTCTGCCTACTGGGAAACCTCCTGTCTGTACACTATGTGCCTGTTCATAAGAACAATGCTTTCCCTTCTTTCTTATAGGAACCAAGTCCCATCCAGCAGCACTTCTGTTTCTTACTGCGCAAATAAACTTCCAGTATTTCCATCCATTAGTTGGGAAGTCATAGCTAGAAGTATCTAACAGAGGACCTTGTCCAAATGGTGTTCTCGCAGGGTCGGACGCAACTAATGCAATGCTTCCATCGTCTTTCCCAATTAAATAAATATACATCCATTTCTGTGCAAACGTTTGAGATGCAGCTTGGTTATCAGATCCGCCAGGCCCCGCAGCAGCTCCCACAACCACATCTAAAGGATAGCTACCATGTGAAAGGTCTAGATTAACATACGGACCGTTTACTGTATTTGCCTGTCCATATTCTCTGGTAAAGCCTCCACGGAACATATGAAGCCTATATGTATTTGTAGAACTTCCGTCCTTTGGATAGAATAATAAAGAAGGCTCCGATGCAAGCCTTGGAACTTGGTTAATAACAGAAACAGGCTTTAAACTTCCGTCTTCGTTAAGTGCTACATCTAACCTAGTATCTAAGTCTGCTTGTGTACCTCTCGCAGTTTGTACTTCAGAAACAACATTCTCAAGTGTATCTGTTACTGCATCGTCCCAGTTAGTTGTTCCCTTAGCATCTTTTATTTTTGTCCTAATCTCGTTTAAATCATCTTCTAAGTCTGCCGGAACGCCAGCAAACGAATCGTCTACAGTATCACTATCTCCTATTTTTGTCTGGTTAATATCTGCAGAAGCATTAACGTCTTCGTTAACTATTGCACCATTTGTTATTTGAGAACTGCCAACAGTATTAGCCTTTAAATCCCCATTCTCTTCTAAAGACTGATCTAACCTAGTATCTAAATCCGCAGCAGTTCCTCTAGCTGCAATAACCTCTGCCCTAATGTCAGCTATGCTATAAATATCCCTAACTACATTATCTGCAATTTCAGATGCAGTAATTGTATTATTAGCATCCCTAGTAAGCGTTGCAAGCTTCACATAATAGTGAACATTCCCGTCTACATCTGTTGTTGGACTTGTAGGAAGTGTAGAACTATTTTCCCTTACCTTTACAATATGTTTTAGCTTATTTCTTAAGCAAGAAGTAAAGCTAGATCCTCCACTAAGCGGATGTTTTAAGTTTGTATCCTCGTCACTATCAATTTCATCAAGATAGATATCTAAGTAAACAATATCTGTTCTTACTCCACTAGGAGTTGATGGCTCTACTCTATATGTATCTCCAGCAGACGCAACAGTTGTCATATCTCCTGCGGATATTGTTATTTCTGTTGCAGTATTTGAAGCAATTGTAAATGTTGTTCCGTTTGCAGTATTGGGAACTAACAGCCTTCCCGCTAACTCATTTGTATTCCAATTTGCTCCTGTGTTAGTAAGCTTTGTAGTAGTTAAACCAGTAGATTGGTCATGTATCTTATCCGCGTCAGATAAAAGGCTATTCCACTCTACATCGCTTTTTAAAAGACAGAGCAAACCTTTTTCCGTTATTCTTCCTGCCCCATCTAGTGTTCCGTCCCCACCTTTAACAGTAAAATTATTAACGTTACTTACACCAGACTCTTCTATTTTAAAACCATTATTAGGAGAACCATCTCCAAAGATTTGCATAACCCTCTGGATTCTTGTGGCAATAGATTCCCATCCATCGTTAAAATCTGCATCCACAAGAGGCTTATTAGGCCCACGCTGAGCTATTGGATATACATATTCTTTTTCTTCGTCAAATATATCTCTAGAAATAACAGCATTACGAACTCCCATCTTTTACTCCTTATGCTTTTGCTGTTGCTAAGGGAATTGAATTCTAAAATCTACAATATACCTAACACTATCATTTACAAAACGCAGAGGGAAAAACTTTTCTGCAAGTAACGTTCCTGTATCTACAGCTAAAGATCCTCCGCCAAACAAACCAACTTCTCTATTATAAAGGCTTGTTATTACATCTTTATCTACAAAGCATCTAACCAAAACCTTTTTACCAGGAGTAGAAGTTGGAACCCAACTCGCATCCGCATAAACAACGTTTCTAGGTACTGCCCTATATTGTTCATCTGTTAATAGCGTATCGCTTGCTAGTGGAGTAGGTGTTAAACCATAATCCCATTCAGCATCCCCCTGACCTAAACCAAAGTAGTCCCATAGCTGAATATATGTTTTCCCGCCAACAGTTAACTCAAAATTAATCCAGTTAACTCCGGCAGTAGTAAAATCTGTAGGATAATTTAAAGTAAATGTTTGATGCACAATAATAAAAACATCGTCTAGAACACTGAAAAAGTCTTCCATAATGTTTTCTAGCTTCCTTATTTCAGAAGCTTTTATTTTCTTTGTAGTATCTGGTACAACATTAATTCCAATCTGGTTAAAACCTATTGTAGACGTACCAAGATTATCTACAATTACATAAATATCACTTAATGATGTTAGAAAATTAACCTCGCTAACTAAATCTGTTGTATCTAAAAAAGAACCATCTGGATAATCATTCCAATCAAGCACATCGTCAAATATAACTATTGTTACTGTGTGTCCTGCAAGAATGTTATTTATAAATTGAGTTGTTATGTCTTCTCTTCCCTTCTTTCTATACACATCTGGAAGATCTATAATTTCTTGTCTTGCTGCACCAACAGGAAGATCGAAATTAAATCTCCAACCATAAAGCTTTGCAATATAATCTAAATATTGTGGCTTTGTTCTTTTAACATCGTGTACAACGCCTAGCCCGTCTCTTGTAGCTATTGCCCTTGTTAAAGCAAGTATTTCGTTAAAGATAAGGTTCGGAAGCTTTAAGAACCTTCTAAACTCTCCTTGGTCTGTTTCCCCATCTTCTGCAAGTAAAATCTTTTCGTATATATCTAAATCCGCAGATTCTAAAACTCTTTGTTGCGAACCAAATCTTTCTTTATCAAAAGTAGTAAATGGTTCTCCAAGCTCTCTAAAAAACTTATCTTGTAATTCGCTTTGTGTATCATGTGCAAGTTCTACAACTTCGTTTAAGTATGTAGAAATCCAGCTAGATCCTCTTCTACAGAAAACTTTATAATAAAAATATTCTGGTCCGTATCCTGGGAAATCTGTGTAGTATTCTAACTGTACATTTGTTGTATCTAAAGCTATTTTCCCATCCGTTTCATCATCTGGATAAGATCCCATTTTACGGACAATTCTAAGCCTGTTGAGCTGATCATATTTTACAGGCTTAGTCCACGTTAAAATAATCTGAGGTCCTTCTAACCCTCTTCTTGCCTGTAAGTTTGAAACAGTAAGATTAGCTACTGCTTCAGGCACAGAAGCAAAGTAGAATGGACCGTTTATATGAGTGGAAGTAGCCATTAGTACGATATCTCAATTTTAAAATACACATATCCGGCAAAAACTACATTAATTTGAATAGGAACGTTAAACGGTTCTCCGTCTGCATCCCCTGTAGTCGGGAAAACGTATGCCCCATCCGTAAAAAGAATATCACAAGGTTCCCAAGGACCTGCTGCTCCTGTAGTAGAAACTTCTACACTAACAAGTGTTATAGGGGCTCCTGTTGTGTTATAAACATTTCCAACCAAGTCTCCAACATTGGTTCCAACTCTTTGTGTGAAATTTGTTATTCTAGGCTCTACTATAACACTTGTATCAACATCTACTGGAGGACCTGGCTCTTGAGGATAACCTTGCCCATCCTTCCAAAGTAAAACAGGAGGCCCATTAGTTTGAGGATATTTTGACATAGTATTATCCTATGAAATTGCATCTGCAAATAGCCTTGTTAAACCTGTATATCCTCCCCCTAAGTCTGTAACAACATCCCATGCAAAATCGTGTTTTAATGCACCATCGTATTTTCCTAACGCTCCAGCGCCAGAAACAACGATAGGACCAAATGCAGGTCCTGGATCACTTGCTACAAAGTTTATTTCTAAAGATAATCCACAGATAAATATCTGAACCGGACCATCATAATTAGGATTAACGCCTAATGTAAGTGTTTCGTTTGCAGTATCCGGATCTGCAGTAAGTTTCCAAACGTCGGATGCGTTTCTTACTATTCTTATTTTCTCTCCATCTGATAATGTGTGAGTAGAATCGCTTCCTTTAGTTGCAGGAGAAGTATTTTGCTGGAAAACAAAAGGCTTTGCTTTATAAACTCCGGCACTTCTTTTAAATATTAATATTCCATATCCCTTATGTGTTCTTTCTTTAATAAATAGCGCAAGTGCCCCAAAATCGCTTGCACTTGAATAAAGATATGTAAGATTTTGTAATTCTATATCAATTTGGAAAGCTCCAGTCATCCACCATTTACTTTTTAAAGCAATTCCTGTTTTTGGCGGACCTGTAGTCGAATCCGGAAATCTTATAATTCCAGAATCTTCTACTATAGAATAATCATGTGCAGCATAAGAATAACCTATACCATAATCTCTAATTAAGGATGCACCATTAATACAAGTATTAACTATTTCCCAAAGATTTGCATTTAGAATTGAATCCGCCCAATCATCAGATAAATGAGCAAGAGTAGTTATACCAGTAGGAATAGACGCTAAACTTGTTTTTCCTTCGCTTCCAACGCCAGTCATTTCTGTACACTGGGAATAAGGCGGAAAATCTGTAGCAGAAGGACTTTTCTTATACCTAGGATCTATGTCAACACTTCCATTAGATTGTAAATTTGCAACGTGCACTTCAAAGTCAACATGCCCCGCTATATTTTGACTTGACTCTCCAATTCTCGCCCCTTTTGCGTCTTTATCCCATATAGCAGCGCCATACGGACAAGAAAATCTTTCTGTTCCAGAATTAACTAATGACCATTCGCTTCCGTCTGCAAATTCGTATAAGTACCAAACGTTAGAAACATAGCTTTGTACATAAGTAAACAGAAGAAATATTTGCCTACTTGATCCTGTATCGTCTGGTACAACAATAGTAGCAGCTTGCGCAGCAGCATTAACTTTTAGGTTTGCAGGAACGTCTGAATTATGTTCTGTAAAGTTTCCAGTAGTAACATCAATTTCCCAACATCTTACTCTTTGAAAACCAATTCTTTGTTGTACAACAAGCCAAAGCTTTTCGTTATATTGAAAAGCAACCCATTGGATATTTATAATTTGCATCCCGGATCCGCCAGTATCGAAATCACTACCAACTTGCGCCCAGGTTACACCATTCCATTTAAATAGCTGAACATATTGGTTTCCACCGTTAGAAGCAATTATATAAACATCTCCTTTAAATTCTACTATACAGAATCCATAATTAGGCATTCCTGTTAGAGCAGAAGGAGCGACAGTAAAAGGATAATTCCATTTATATGCTCTTTGATATTGCGTCCAAAATACTTCCTCGCCTCTTATACATACATCATATAAGTGACCAGTATAAGTTTTAACAAAATGGTTTCCGTCGCGATTAAAAGGGCTACTTCCGCTCTCTACATATTGATAGCTTAAGAATAAAACTTTATCTCCAAATGGGAGAATTTTATTCCGCATATCTTCCCCTAATAAAAATCCAAGTTCATCGTTGTGATTTAAATAGCCAACAAATCCCAATGTATTCTGTCCACCTCTGCCGATAGGCAGAAATACATTTCCATTCCAAACAAATGCAGGATTTAAAGGGCCATACTGATTAGAGTTAGAATCTACTTCTTCTCCAACAATAGATTCTAACGTCTTTCCTGTAGATGTAATTTTTAAAATATTTCCGGCTCCAGCTCCAGCCTGATATATAGGAACCATAAGTGTTTTATCAAAAGCCATTCTAGCCTCCGCCCGAATATACTAAGTCATTGAGTTCCAGAACCGGAATCTCATCATCTAGTATCGCAATATTTCCTCTGTATTGGGATGTTCTAAAAGTAGCCTTATCTCCTATTGCCATAGGCGTCCCGCCAGCAGTTATAGTAAATGTAACCTCTCCATTATCGCTTACATACTGTGTTCCTAGCGTCCCAGTAGCAATCTGTACGCCAGAAACAGTCCCGCGAACATTAAATGTAGTTGCAGAATCAAAAACAATTGTCCATGTTTCACTTCCAACAGCAGATCCAACAATTACATCGCTAAATGTTGCGTCGCCAGTCCATATTTCTAAATCAATATCTGTAGAATCTACAAATAAAGTTAGTTTTGTGATATTCACATAATCAACACCATCAACTTCATCTATAACCCTGCTAACATCTGATTCTCTAACATCTGCACCAAACTCTTGGTTTGAAGCAGTAAAAAATTCTTCAAGCGCATCTTGTACTGCTTCTTCTACTATAGATTGAATATAATTACTAAACACATGAACTGTCCCACCTATCTGAACCCTAGCCAATCCCGGATCAAAAACCTTTGGAACAGTCCTTATTTCACACTTAGATAATAACTCTGCTTCTACTGCATTCTTTAAAGCTGTAGATGGTAGGCCTCCCCCTGTAGGAATAATATAGGCCTTTACATTATATTCAACTCCTGGCTCTGTAACTCTAACGGCATTTGCATTGCCAACACCAGAAACACTTTTAGCCCCTGCTATAAAATCTGGCGTACTAACATAACGGTCGTTTGTCCTAATAATTTCAGGACCACGAATCTTTGCTTCTGGCAAATCCATTTCTTCAGATCCGCCCGATGCATCTGCTTCATTTGTTACAGCAACATTTACAGGAGTTCCAGCAACTAGTATTTGATCATTTATTTGTGTTATAGTCCCCGTTCCAACATTTCCTCTAGAGCCTCCTCCTTCTCTATATGTAAATTTCATGATTGCGCCAGATGTTGGAATTTTACCTTGTGCACCATCACCAGTTACAGTTTCAATTGTTCCATCCCATTTTCTTTTCCATATAAAATGTGTATCTGTAGATAAGCTGTCATAAAATGTTTCTTGTGCGTCCCAATCTACATCTCCGCCTCCTTCGTCTATAACAAGAACAAGGCTATCGTCAATAATAGAATCTGATTGGGATCTGCGTTTTTGAAATTCTGTTCCATCGGAATTTGCAAGGCTTTCTTCCCCCGCTTTTCCTTCTGTCGCAGTAACTGTTCCTGTTAAAGCAGAGATATAAGCATTCTGTGCAGTAGTAAATCCAACTGCAACAGCAGACGTTAAAACAACATAGTTCACGCCAACAGACTGAATAACCCTTTGAATTGACGAACTATCGTCGTCTCCAATTTCTACGGTTTGTCCTGCAACAAAATTAGTAACAGGACAATAAACAGTAGTAGATCCGTCTGAGTCTGCTGTAAGTAAAGCATATTCTAAAGTTAAATCCGCATCTGTTTCAAAATAAACAGGAGACTCAGAAGATACTGTTTGGCATTGTGTTTCAATTGGAATTAAAATATCTGCCTTTAAAGAATTCTCAATTGAAAACTTTAAAGTAACAGTCGCAGGAACAGATGCAGGAATATTCCACCACCAGAAAAGTTTCTGAAGGCTTTCCCTTTTTATGCAAGTCTCTGCAAAACCTTCCCCTGCTGCTCTATCTAAATAGAAGTGCATAATAGCAGCAGCAGCAGAAAACTCATCTATAACTGCCATCCCTAAATCAAAGTCATTATCGTCTGTCCATTCCGGAGTTAGAAATGGCTTTCTTTCTACCATTAAATTTTTTGTAGAATCTTCGTCTCGACTTGTATAGTCAATAGGAGGAACTGCTGTTGATGCCATTTTAGCCTCTATTCATATTCTACTTGGACTTCTTTTATAGAAGGACGATCTTGATTTCCCTTATAAAAGGGGAATACAAGATTTGCCTTTTGGGATGTGGCTATAAAGTAAACATCTACATATACAAATAAAATACTTCTATTTCTGTCTGCTTGTGCATTTATGCTTTCTATTTGAACCATAGGCTCTTGTTCAAAAGCATCTTCTACAAGCTCTCTTGCCAACCCAGGACTTCTAACAAGGTCCTCAAATGGTAATTCATGTATTCTATTACCGAGGTGTCTTTGGTATCTTCTGCTTTTGTACCTAGAAAGCAAATTAAGTTTTACACGATCTAAAACATGCTCTTCATATTTAGATTGTTCTGGTCCGTCATGGCTTAAAGAATCTCCTCCTATTCTAAAAGGAAACTTAAAGCCTTTTCCTAAAACTTCTCTATTTAAAATCATTTGAGAACTCCGATTTAATCTTATTCATAAACGGAGATCTTGACTTAACCCTATTTTTAATTTTTGAAAGCCTTCTTATTTTATCTTCCATCTCTTTATAATTAATGTTATCTATCATCTCAAAAAGTTCTTCTCTCCAGCCTCTTAATTGTTCTATATCTTCTTCATCTACTTTTGCAATCTCTAACGTTTTAATTGCACTTGTAACGTCTGCAACTAAATCTTTTAAATGCGCCTCTCGAGATCTAGAATGATTAATTTTCTCTTTTAGTATATCCATCCTATCCGAAACCTGTTTTAAAAGCTTTGGGGAAGATTCTAAATCTATGCTTTTAAAAACAGTTATAAAATGAGTTTTCTCTTGAGATTGGTTTCTTAAAAACTCAACAATATTCATAGCTATTCCGCCTTAACTTTAGTTGTTGAATCTGTTCCTGGGATGTAAGTATTAGGAGCTAATGGAGGGCCAGTAGGTGAACCAACTGCTGTAACATTGTGTGTATGCGCATTAAATTTAGTGATTATACTACTAAGCATAACACTAAGAGTTGAAGTAGATCCAAGTTTAATAGCAGTTGCTTCAATAATTCTTTGTGTTGCCTTTTCTTCCACATTCCCAACTACTGTTTCAAACTTATCTCCTAAAACATGAAATAGTAAGTCTCCAGCTATTTTATTCCAAAACTCATCCGCAACCTTCATTGTTACTTTGCCATCTGAATACATTTCAATAAAGGATCCGCTAGGATGCAGTATTAAAACTCTTTCTTTGCCTAGTGTATCATCGTATTCAATTCTTATTCCGTTTGGCAAAGCAATAACATTGTTACTTGGATAAATTGGTGCAAACGGATGTGCTGTTTCTGTTTTTACTGTTCCCGTTGCAGTATTAAATGTATCAGATCCTTTTAATGCTTCTGTTCCATCGTCTGTTCCTTGGGCTCTTAAAGGCAACTCTGATTTTCCGCCAGGAGCACCAACAAATGCGCCAGACCAAATTGGAATATTTGGATCCCCTCCTTCAAACTCTATCCATATTTTTGTATTAACAGGAGGACCAAACCATTTCCCAGGATGATCTAACACAGGCAAAGCCCATGCAGTAGGGCCAGCACCTTCTACAGTAAAGCCAACTTTAGGAACGTATGCTTTTATTCTTCCGCGTTTATTTGGATCGTTATTATCAAAAACTACTGCAGAGTATTTACTATAATATCTTTTCTTATCTTTTTGCTTTTCTATCATAGTGCTGCTTCCCCTATTACATTAGGCTGAATATCCTTAGCTGGATTATTTGTAACAGAAGAACCTTGTGATCCAGGAACAGAAGTTTGCCTAAGTATTCCAAACCTAGATTTTAATCCATAAAATCTAGTAATTCCTCCTGCTGTTCCTTTTTCTATTTTATGAATAACCTTTTTTAAATAATAGTTCCCTGTTAAATGCCCAATACCTTTTAAAGAAATTATTTGTCTTGCTTTTAAAGCAGGAGTTAATGTTGCTACTCCCCATCCGCCTATAAGATATTGGTTCCCTTGCTGTATACGATTTATGGCTTGCTGTTGGCTTTGTATATTATCTTCTGGATCTAATGAAACCTCGTATCTTTTATGTCTTTGTGTAAATATTTGCTGTGCGTCTCTATAATCAGGATACAAAGATAAATCTTGTGTTTTAATTGCGTCTGGTACGTCTGCAGATAAAACCGTTTGCATAACACCAGTAAGCTTATCTAGAAATGTAGCAGTAAATGTTCCCCCTTTGTCTACAAGTGTTTTAGAAACATTAAACTGCCTCAGTGTTTTTTCTCCAGATCCGTATTCTAACTCTGTTAAGCTTTTATCAAATCTAACAGGATGAAAATGAAGTGTTTTCTTTTCTACATATAAAACAAAACCATTTCTATTAGCAAGCCTAGACAAAACCTGTAAATCTGTTTCGTTTAATTGCGTTTCAGATGTTCTTCTAACACTTGTTGTTTGTAGATCTGTAAGTAATGCGTTCTCTGTTGCAATTTGTTGTGCGATTTCAGAATCAGTCATATTTGCAAAAGATCTTCTCTTTTGTCCCTTATCTTTTAATAATATAGATTCGTTAAAACCAATAAGCCTGATTACAGGAATATCTGTTCCAGAAAACCTAAATTCTGGTTTTTGAAGAATAAACCTATCTATATAGTTTGTTGTATTACCATTCCCGAGAAATACATCAATTTCTGCTCTTTCTCTAAATGCGTTTGAATCTGTAAACTTAAGCTGTTCGTTCCAGAAACCTATAATCACCATATCACATTTAGAATGTTCTTGATGTATCTCTGCAGAAACAAGGTATTCTTTTAAGCCAGTTGTTTCTATATCCTGACCATCTATTAATATTTTTATGCTAAAATAATCCATTTTACAAAGACTTCAAATCTTCTGTGGATGGAACTAAAAGCCTTGTCCCTTTTGTAAGTTCTTCGTCTGGATAAAACAATTCGTTTATATCCGCTATAATATACCATTTTGTAGCTATTGCACATTTTTCAAACGTGACTAGGTCTATAAGCTCTCCTGTTTGTACTTCCCTAAGCCTTACAACTCCTTTCATATCGTCTAATGTAAATTTCTTTCTGTCGTGTAAGAAAGTAATATCTACGCCATTACGAGCAACCTTAGTTGCAGTAATTCTTTTACCGTTTTCGCCTATTCTGTATGCAGAATTAGGAAATAAAGGCATCTCTATATCTCCTATGCAGGAGGCTTAGTTCCTCTTTTTCTTCTTATAACTCTAACAGTAATACTTACCTTTGCACGAATTGGATCATAAGATATATTATCCTGCATTTCTTCATACCCATCTATTTTTATTATAACTGCCCTAAATGCTCTAGATCCAAATTCTACAAAAACAACCGGAGGAAGCGTCATAGCCTTGCCATCTATAACTTGCAATAATGGCCTAGTAATACAAGCCTGTAACCATCCTAATTTATAATCTGCGCTTTCTTTAAATCCCTTTGTTCTGTGGTATCCGAAATCATTAAATAAAAGCTCTATTGGGAATTCCCTTTTATTAATTCCCTGCCATTCAACAGCGTCGTCCCCACCTATAACTGCTTTATCGTTATACTTAGCAGAATAACGAACTGGCAACTTTTCTGGATTATAATCTACCTCTATAAAATCCGAAAGATTGTGTTCCTTTCGGAAAACCATTTTAGTTTTACCAGTTACTCTAGCTCCCGAAGAACCATTTACAACTGTGTTAGGAGATTTTGGTGCAGCAGTAACACCTCTTGTTTGTTCTTGGCCTACTACTGCATTCCTAACACCTTCTAAATCTAATCGTGTGTTAGGCATTATCCTTCTCCAAAATCTCTAATGGTATTAATCATATCTTGCTCTGACTGATATCTAGCAATTTCAAACCCATCTAACATAATCACATTTTCTATTACAACTTTCCCAGGAGCAGTAGCTATAGCTTCTGGTTTTCTTTCTGTTACCTCTTTAAATATTCTTTGTAAATCAGCAGGTCTCATACCAGACGGTAATGGCATTACAACTTCTGTTGATTTGCCTTCAAACTGGGCATTAACTGCTTTTCCTTTTGGTACAATTCCACCATGCTGAAAACCTACTATTGAAGCTGCACCAGAAATAACATTGCTTACGAACCCAACACCTTTTTCTATTATCCCTGCTATTGCAGATGCGAACTGTTTTATAGGCCCAATAATTGCTTTAACTGCTCTAGTTAAAAATGTAATTACTTTAACTATCCAGCCTACAACCTTCGCAAGAGGTATAAGAGTAAATTTAATAACCTGTCTTACAACCTTACCAAACTTTTTCCAAAAGCCAAGGTTAGCTCCGCCAGAACCAAACACAGAAGTAGAAAGCTCATCAAATGCAGCACTTAAATCATCTATTGCAGGTTGTAATGGAGCAAGTATTGCAGAAACTTCGTTTACAACAATTTCAATTATTGCCCCTAACACAGTTGCAGCAATTGAAATCCTTTGTATCATCCAAACTATTGGCTTTAAGAACAAGCCGATTACAGAGCTAAATAATCCGCCTAACTTCCCTACACCTTCTAACGAACTAAATAATTTCCCTATTGGTGCAAAAATAGACATTACTGCTTCTTTTAACTGCATGAACGCAGATCTTATTCCTGCAATATTATTCGTCCAAGCAGAATGTAATATCTTTGCAAAGAAAATTAATGGGGCTATTGCGGGGAACAATGCAAACAATAAAAGCCCAAACACAGCTTTCATTGCCCCTTCTGCTTCCCAAAATGCCTTAGCAAGTTTAACAAAAGCAACAGCAGCAAGAACAACGACAGCAATTAAAAGTAAAATAGGATTAGAAACAATAGCAGCTTTTAATCCCTGTAATGCTCCACTAAACATTCCTGTAGCTGCTGATGCTCCTGTCATTGCAGTAGAGTTCATAACAGCAGCTTTTGCATTGAAAAACATTGCCTTAATTCCGCCCCATGTTAATTTATTATTTATCCACCTAAGTGCATTATTAATTCCAAGCGCAACGTTATTACCAATAGTTGAAACTCGCTGTGCCCAAGCAGCAGCAACACTAGCATAGGTTATAGAAGTATTTCTTGATATACCTATCCCTAATATTTTTTCTAGTAAAATTCTTACTTTTGTTTTCGCATTCATTAAATCTGTGTGCGTTAGCTTTAGCTTATCCGCAACAAGACTTAATAAAACCTGTTTTCTTGTCATACCTTCCATTCCAAATACAAGCGTTGAAACAAAGAAGTATGCAAGTTTTGCTTTCTCTAAAAGCTTGTATGTTGAATTAAGCTTTAGAAGCACAGCACCAAGAACAAGCATTACACCTATCATTCCTGTTATTACAGTAGTTAAACCAACTACTTTCATAATAATTCCCGTTGTTATTGGGAACCATTGTGTAAGCTTAATAAGAATATTTAAAAATTTTGTAAAGCCAGTTACAAGAAGTTTAATAGGAGCAAGCAATGGCTTACCAAGCTGATTAGCTAAAGTAAAAATAGATCCTATCATTAAAGCTATTCTGCCAATTAGGGACGATAGGATCTTTTTTCTAAATGTTTCTGCTGTTCCAGCAGCATTTTTTAAACTATTTTCTAAGCCTTTAAATTTCTTCTGACCCATAGTTGCAATCGCATTATATGCTCTTAAACCTCTAACACCAAAAATAGTTTGTAATGTCATAAACTTTTGAACGCCAGCCATTCCTTTCGTTGCTTTTTGCACATCAAATATAATATCCGCAAGAGATCTAAAGTTCCCATCCTGGTCTTTAACAGATACTCCTAAATCTGCTAAAGCCCTTTGTGCTTTTGGTTGCACAATACCTCTTAAAGCGTTTTGTAACGAAGTTGCAGACACAGATGCAGACATACCAGTATTTCTTAACGCACCTAATATTGCAACAGTATGTTCAAATTCCTGTCCAGCAGCTTTTGCTTGCCCAGAAACTAAACCGAGAGAAACTTCAAAATCTCTTGCTTGTAAGTTTGTAAGCTGTGTAGATCGTAAAAGAGTATCTACAACTCTTCCTGTATCTTTTGCCTCTAAGCCAAAACCTCTAATTGCAGCGGTTGCAGCAGTTGCAGACTGTGCAACACCTAACTGGCCTAAAGAACCTGTAGCTAAATCTAAAACAGGAAGCAAAGCTTTCTGGGATTCTGTAGCATCAAAGCCCGCTGTCGCTAATTCTTTTAATCCTTCTGTTGCTTGCCTTGGCGACCATCTTGTTTTAATTCCTGCTTCAACTGCTGCTGCTGTTAAATTCTTAAACTGAGCAGTTGTAGGATCTAAAACTGCTCCAACCCTCGCCATCCCTTCTTCAAACTTAGCTGCTTCGTTTGCAACTAAGCCTAACGCAAGGGAGGCCCCTCCTGCTCCTATAAGAGCCATTTTTCCGGCTCCCATAGCAGCTTCAAATCTTACTTGTGCTATTCTTGCTTTTTCTGTTTGTGCAGTAAGCATAGCCATAGAAGACGAAGCTGCTACAGCAGGTCCACTTAAGCGGTTCTGCATTGTCAAAACAACGCCTAATCCCATATTTCGCGCAATATTTGCCATTCTATTATGATCCTTGTTTCATGCGCTTAGTTAATTCGTCATTCCACCATTCTGCAAAGTTAAGCCAGAATTCTCTTTCTTGATCTGAGAGCGCCCACAAGTCACGAAAGGAATTACCTTTAAATATCATTGCTAATGCGCCGACTTCCTTCCATGTTTGGAGAATCGCTTCCGGCGAGCACTCGGTAGCAAAAAATCCGCAGCATCTACCCGATAATCAATTGTTGTTCCACAACTATCGCAAGTAGCAACTAAGTTCATATCATACCCTGGCTGTTCGTCTGAAAACGCATCCGTTAGTTCATCAATATATCCCGTAGATTCATTATCAAAAAAGTCTTCGTAAATCTTCTCTCCGTTAAATGTTTCTATGCAAGATGCTAAAATCTTTTGAGAAGCTTCCCCAATATTTTTTAATTCCGCATTTGTTAAACCTTCTTCAACAATTCCTCTAGGGAGCTTAAACTCAACAATATCATTTCTAGAAGAAACATATTTATAAATATACTCCTTTCTAGATTCGTCTAGCTTAAACTCTGTTTCCTCTAATGAAACAAACTGTAGTTCGTCCGGCGTCGTGGTTACTTGCAAATTAGCTTCACACATCGGACAATCTAATGTCTGCACGATAGGCGTTTGTCTTGTAACTTTTCTAATGGCCAGAACACAAGCAGTTCTATCCGCAGAATACATATGGCGACAAAGCAATTTCTTTTCTGCAATATCATCATACTTAATATCCGGAAATTCTATAATCTCTGCTAGAACAGCAGTAATTAATTTCCCAGGATTACTAAGTATCTGAGGCTTCGCTACATTTTTTCTGGCCTTTCCTATAAAAGCAGAATACCGTACAGACTTATAAACGTTTTGAGCAATATCAAACGAACCTATTGGTAAAATTAAACTTGAAGTTTCGCCAGGAGACGGAACTTGTGGAAAAGGAGTCACGCTTGTTTGCGGATTATTGCTCTCTTCTGACATTTGTTTTGCCTTTCAGTAAAACTTACCAAGCTTGGATACTAAAGCTTATTTTAAATCTCTTTAAGATCGAACGGATCTGGAATTCCGCCCTCGTTTTGAACTGTTACACTTTCTGTCCAAACATCGCTTGTACCAGCATCCAGAGACCCATGACTTAACTTGTTTGGCCAACACTCAACATAAGTGAAACCTTTAAGCCTACGATTAAAATCATCCATAATCTGAATCTTAAGTGTTCGTCTAAACGTAGGAGATGGGAAGCCAGCTCTTTTCTGTGCGATTGCAACTTCTGATCTCCAAATCTGGAGATCATTAGATCTACTTTTACCTCGCATTAAAACAAGCTCTGTAGACTTATGAATACCGGGCAGTTTTTTTGTCATACGGTCTGTGCCTTCTCGGTACTCCACAACTTCTGTCTCGTCTTCAATACCCTCTATTGTTTTAAAACCCATTCTCCAACTTGGGATACCAAGAGCAGTAACACGAAATCTAAATCCTGTATAAGGATCAATGCGCTGCCCTGTTAATTCCGGCCCGACTGTTGGGGTCCCAACAATATGTGGCATTTTAAAAACCTCCATAATTTAATTATAAATTAACATTTTAAATTTATTTACTCTTCAACAGTTAAAGTGCCGTTCATGTTGCTTGCAACAAACACAACCTTTTCAGCAGTTTCAACAACGTTGAAGCCAAACTTAACTTTCAGAAGGTTATTTGATCTGCTAATAACCTCTGCATAGTAAGCCTTGGAAGGATCGTCCTCTGGCACAAAAACTCCAGTATTCCATTGCTGATAAAAGAAGTCCCCAATCGATGTGAGCAGGTCTTCCACAGTATCGTCGTTAAGGGGCTCAAACGGAACCCATAATGAATTACTCAGAATACTCTGCTCATTATAAATGTATGTTGCAACGACGTGAATAAACTGCTGCGGTCGAGCATCCTTTAATAATGTTCTTGCACCATAAATACGAATTCCGTATCCAGGGACGTCTCTAATAATATTAACTCCCCTAGGATTAAGGGCGATAGAAGCATCGTCCCAGTCGATTGTTTTATCGTCTGTGGAAAGACCTTGAATACCAATAATTCTTTCGTTTGCAGGAGCCTTATGGAATCCCCTAGATGCTCTAACTCGGGACCAAACTCCCATGACCCAACCTTCCGGAGAAATGTCTTCCAGAACTGTATAATCAGTTTCCGGATCATAAATAGTAAGCCAAGGGAAATAACAAGTTCCCCTCATGGTAGAACCATTTAAGGTATAATCTCTAAATTCCCTTGCTTCCTGAATAGTATCTATCGACTGTGTAACTGCACCAATATAAATCGCGTGAAGCCTAGCATCGCACCAAGCATGGCCATTTTCCTGCACAAGCTTAGAAAGAACACCAGGAGTTGCAATCATAGAGATCTCTTTGATGCCACTAAAGCGATAAATACCAGTTTCAGAACCTGGCGTACTAACGCCTATGTAATCCGCATCCTGTGGCGTTTCTCCGTCTAAGCCATACTCTAAGGCAATCTGGTAAACAGGAAGCGGGATATCCAGATAAGCAGGAGTATTAGCAGGAGCCTGATCCGTAACTTCAATAAGGTCGCTCTGATTTGATTTTCCAGACAGCCTTGTATTAATGTAGTTCATAGCATTATTGGCTACCATGGAAAGATCTTCATGCGTCTCTGTAACTCCAGTATCGTCTTCCACAATTAAATCAAATTCGAAAGACGTAGCAGGAGATCCAGCAGCAATACTTGCACCAAGAGTAACAGCACTGAAGTAAATAGTATTACCAGACACGTTAGTAACTTCAACCGTTACTTCTGTGGTTCCGTCGTTAATATGAATTAGGCTACCCTTTCTTGCGCCTATTGCATTATTTAATTCTGCGCTAGTTGCACCATTCGCAAGGGCATTAACAATAGTTGTAGCGACAGCATGTGTTGTAGCAGTTTCAACTGTTGCGCCGATAGAATGGGCACCAAAAACTTTAGAAACAAAAGTAACCTTCTTCAGCGTTGCGTCCACCGTATGCACAACAGCATAATCCATTGTTCCTGCAACATCAAAGATAAGCAGATCACCTATCCCTATGTCTTCCACAGAATCTACTTCTGCTTCCGTTGTAGCCCCTGCACTGATCGCAGCAGTTAAAGTAGTTGATGCTTTTCTTGTTGTAATTTTAAGTGCTCTGCCCCAATGACCAGGATCTGCAGCAGCGATATAAGCAGCAACCTCATTATTATCGCTATCCCTAAACCATCCATCTGCAATAGCAGGACCTTCCCCTCCCGTAAGATTTGCAGCAACAGCAGCAGTCATAACTCCTGCGCCAGTTGAGCCAGACGTATTAGCAGCAGTAACTAATTCCGAAGCATCCAGGTCTGCAGTAATTGCTGCAATAACCTGAGCAGCAGTAGAAATAATAGCACTTCCGCCATCTGTTTCCAGGCTAACTGTAATAAGCCATCCACTAGCAGTAACAGCAACAGTGATAGTTAAAGGCTGACTCGCACCTCCAGGATCTACTAGTTCAACCTGAATCCCATTGCTCTCTGCTCCCGGATGAACTGCTGTCCAAGTAATCGCGTTATTGCTTGGAACAGAGCCTGTACTAAGAGATCCATAAACCATTTCTGTTAAAACACGAGAAATCCAAAGCGCTGTCCCCTCGTTCTGGAAAAACCCGTAAATATGTTTAGGAAGCGCATAGCCTCCGTAGAACTTTCCACATTTACGAACAAAGTCTTCCCAACTAGAAACATAAATGGCTTTTTCTATACTCCCTTTTCTTGTTCTGCCAATCATGCCCCCAATACTAACAGGAACGCCTTCGATGGCCGGAGGGCTTTCAAACCTTTCCTCCAAATTTAAGCCAACATGATATTCAGGCATTATGTTTGCCTCCAATACAAAAAAGACCCTTAGACTTTTAAGCTGGCTATCTTTTTATCTATCCAACAATTAATCTTCTTTCTCTTCTTTCTTTTTAACAGGCTTTTTTTTGAAGCTTGTTTTTTCTACCTTTTTCTCTTTTGGTATTTCAATTTTCTTTTCTACGGGTTTAACTACAGGCTTAACTACAAGTTTTTTCTTAAAAGGAACAACACTTCTTTTCTTTAAAGCTTTTGCGAAAAGAACATCTGTTATTTCCTTCTCTGTTAATTCCCTTGTAGTTTCTCCCCTAGAAAGCCTAATAGAAGTACCATTGGAGAAGGCTAATTCAAAATCACTATTAGTATTATTTCTAACCTTCATAAGCCCCTCCTAAATCATATACCGTTTCTATGGACGCTGCCATATCTACTTCTTCATAATCTGTTTGCAGATCTTTATATAGAACTGCAAATTCAAAACTCTTGACCGAAAGATCTTCCCTAATTACATTTGCAGATCCAAAATCTGATTCGTCCGATATTTGCATTTGTTCTGCAGTATCTAAAGAAGTTATTTTTTTATGCTTTAAAACACGAATCAGTTCTCTGTTCATCTGCAGAGTTAAGTCTTCCCTTGGCGAGTAAGAAAGAATAGTAACAGGCAATCTAAAAGCCTGTGGATGTTTTCTTACTCTAACTTTTAGCTTCTGCTTATTCTTTTCATATTTTCTACCATCGTTTCTAAACTCTTGATCTTCATCATGGTCGCCTAACTCTATAATGTATTTAGGAACCGTTGAAGTAACATAATCGCTATCTGGAGCGACGTAAAAAGAAACTTTAACTTCAACCTTGGCAAGCAATTCAGAATCTGCAGATTGTGAGCTTGTTAATGTAATTATGTGTTGATAAACTTTTTCCCCTGTTTCTGTTTCAGATTCTAGGGTACTAGAGATACTGCTATAGATGTTTGAAAGCCTTCCTGGATCTGATGTAATATTCCAAACACCTAAAACACTAACAATCTCAACGCCTAAGGGCAGAACGAAATTATTTTTTGCCCCTTTAATCTTAACTGCTGCCTCAGTTACAACTTTAACTTCTGTATTAAGCTTTGCAACTAGCGATCTAACCACATCCTCTTCTGGAATGTAATTTAATTCATAGTGTATAGCAATTCCATAAACAGCAGGAGTAGATATACCATCGGCATCTGGACTTAACCTTACCCTTACTTTAATTTGTTTTACACTTCCGGAAACAAAACTAAAAGACGAAACGCCATCTTGAATCTCTTCTTCTGTATTCCAGTCGCTTGCTCCAGCAACATCCCAAGCAGCTCCTGTCCAATAAAGCCAAGTAGAACCATTATCATTAGATAATTGAATTTCTACTGTCCCAAGTTCGTTTTCGTCTTCGTCTTTATTAAAAGCTTTTAAAACCTCAAAACTCCAAGACTCTGTAAGTGCACCAATTATCACATTAGGAAAAGTTAAGATTCCAATATTTCTATACTTTGCAAAAATTCCAAGGGAAAATTCTCCAGTTTCGTCTGTTGGAAATAACCTTGCAAAATCGTCTACTTTTAATTCTGCATCGTTCCAACTTAATTCACTAAGCTGCATTTCTTTAATTATTTTGTATAAGGTTGCCATTTCAGCCTCTTAGCAAAGAACGAAAAGCAGCAATAGCAGCAGCTTCATAAATCTTTATAATTCTCCCTTGTGCCCCTTCTACAGCTTTAGGTAAAAAAGGTCTTGCTCTAATTCTTACACTTTTTGCCAGAACAAAATCCACACCTCTTTTTAATCCCGGATCGTCTGGTTCAACGTCTCTTCTCAATGGAATAAAAAGAGCCTTCGCATTTTTAGGAACAATAATAGTATCTTTAGGAACCTTACCAAACTGCCCACCATTTAAAACAGTCGCGATCAAAGCTAAACTTGCCCCTGTCTCTTTATGCGATATACCTTCAGGAATTCCAACCCAAACAATTAAAGGCGCAAGAACGATATGCGTTACAGATGCAGTTAATTGGTTTGTATCTTGTAACGGTTTTGAACTGCCTTTTCTTTCAATTGTTATAGGATGGTTCGGAGGACTAGAAACCTTTCTTATTTGTTTTCTAATCCTTCCTTCTAAAAGAAGACCTGCACGTTTGGAGGCTAGAGCGCCATGTTTTTCTATTTGTGCAGCTAGGTTCCCTGCATTAAGCGCTTTATTAATGCCGTCCCAATTGCCAGTTCTTATAATCACTATGGTCTTCCTTCCTTTTCCTTAGGTCGATCGAAATAAAGCATCATTAGATTTGATCTGCCTCTTAAATGGCCGGATGGTCTTTTCTCAATAATTTCAAATAAAACTGTACTTCCAGCTATTTCAATAATTAAATCTCCAACATCGGGCTTAACATCCATCAAATCGTAATCTGATTTACGAATTGTTAGATGACCATCTGACAAAGGAGCATTGCCCATTCTAGTTGGATTTTGTTCCATACTACGAAGGTAATTAACCTGTGCTTTAAAAGAAACAACAGAAGAATGCCCATCGCCTACATAAGTCTTATCGCCCATTGGACGCTTAAAAACATCATCAACAACAGTCCTATCTTCTGTTGGGATTCTGCCTTCTTTGGCTAAAGCCTTAACTTTTATTAACACAGGGTTATAACGTAGAGGTATACTCATTACACTAGATCCACGTGATTAGGCTCAGAAAATTTATCTAACTGTGAATCTATAAAAGGATCTCCAGTTAAACCAATTCCTCCGCCTTCACGGTCTCCAAATAATGTATAGGAATAACCATCCGTCCTCTCTGTTTTAATTTTGGAGGCTCTTATAGCCTCATCAAAATCTTCCGAACCAATCTGCAAAGATAACTTTTTAATAATCATTACAGTCGCACGTTCTATAAGACGAGGAACCTTACCAAAGACTATAACATTAGATCCGCTAGGAATCTGTGCTGCATTTTCTGTCTTTATTGGATCAAACTTAATCTTAGTATCTGTTCGATTAAGCGCTGTAATAATTGCCATTCCTAAAAAGTCTCTTGCAGTATCATTGCTTTCAAAAATAGCAACATCCCCTTCTTCCAGGTCCGTTAAACTATCTAATTCTACAGACTTACCTTTATATGCTAAATCTGCTGCTGTAGAATGCGCAACCTTTCGAATAGTTTCCTGTCTTGCTTCTTCTACAAAATTATCCAGTAAGCCTGTATAACAATCCACAATGATATTGTTCCTGCCATCATAAAAAGTGCCATACTTTAATTGGACTTGCCTACCACGAATAAAATAATCGTCTTCCGCATAATCCAAATCGCCTTGGACAATAGCCTCAGCTCTATTTATAACACTTCCGCCAACAACAGGTCCGGTAAAAGTATCCCTTAAACTAATTACCTCTAAAAACGGAATTCTATTAGAGAGGTAGATGATTGATGCGCCTCCTCCATTAACTTGCTTTTTAACGCGGACAGGAACAAACCATTGCCCAAGCGCATCAGCTAGATAATGTGAGGCTTCAACAATCAAATCGTCTGCCCTATCGTCATTAATTACAGACTCTTCAAAGCCTTCGTTACGAAGCCTTTTGATTGTTGTAAACCTATACATTATTAACCTCTATTAATCATCTTCGTCCCAGTCTTCTTCAAAGTCGTCCTCGTCTTCCTTTGACTTATCTTTTTTACTCTTCTTCTTTTTCTTCTTCGTTTCTTTCTTTTTGTCAGAAGACTTTTTCTTCTTTTTCTTTTTAGGTTTTTCTTCTTTTTCCTCTTCCTCTGTGTCCTCTTCGTTTTCTGCGGGAATTTTATCCCCAACTAAAACAGTAACCTCAGAAGAAGGGGAGCTAGGCGAATCGGTTGTAGAGTAACTTAGAGGCTGTTTTGTTTCTCCAACCTCCGCTAATGGTCTTCCGTTTTTATCACATTCTAAAACATCCTGTCTAGAACGGAACATTCGGATATCCGGAGCCAGTGTAACCTTAACAGGATTATCTTTTGTGAAATAATACGGATGACCAAGATTGCCTAAACATTTATAAGAACTTGCAGTTTTAGGAACGAAATAGGCAATCTGCTCTTTCCCCCGCTCGCTGCGATCCTTATTCGCCATTTCCTACCCTTCCAAATTTAAACATCAATTCCAAGTCGTCTGTCGATTCCGCTCTCAACAGTTGTTCCAACTGTTACATCAGTCACAGTTCCGCCATCCGGTGATCCTGTAGTTGTTCCCGTAACAGGGCCGCCAGTAATATCGCTTGTGGCACTTAAAGCAGAACCATCTACCTGATGTTTATGTGCATCAAACTTGGATTTTACTTCATCCAAGTCTGCAACAATAGAACGCAATGCTCTTAAAAGACCATTGCCTCCATCGTTTGATAAATTACTTCCCCCTTCACCTAAATTCCAGGGGATTTCAAAAGCAACAGTTGTCATTTGCTTTCTCCCTTTTTTAATTTAGGCTAGGCTTAGTAAGGACGGCGACGAATGTTGATACCCTTAACAACTTTATCAAGTGCCTCAACTTCCGTATCCACCTCGTTAATCACAACAGTTTCCCACCGAGCATAGTCTTTATTCCACTCGGTATAAATTTCTGTGCGATCCAGGTTGCCCCAGATGAAGTTAAGAGGATTAGCAAGCCAAACAATACAACCTTCATTAATATCGCTTGCAGTTCCAGCATCCTCTCCTGCATAGGCCGCGACAGCAATACCAAGTGTTGCCCATCCGTTAGCAGCAGAAATAGTAAGGGTATTGGCAGAACCAGTATTCGGATGCTCAAGATACAGACGACCAAACCCGTCATCTAAAGCAACAATTGTTTCTAACCCTACTGTGCCTCTGATGTAAGCAGCAATTTCATGTGCAACAAACGTTCCGGCGGGGAGAATAACTGTTTTTGCCCCTGCACCAAGATTAATAATCAGTGTATCATTTGTGCCAGTTACAATATCCCAAGGACCCTGAGTCGTACCAAGAATATGACCAGCAGTAGCAACCGTAACAGAAACAGCCTTGCGAGAAGGCATAAGCGGAATCTGCACGATAGGAATACCAAACGGAGCCTCAACGTTCCCGCGGAAAGCTCTCTCGCCTATTGAATCAATTCGCTGGGAATTTAATTCAACCCAATCCACCTGAATTGCACGAGGCATAAAGAAACGCAGACCAGGATCATCCGAATAAGAATCCGGCATACTACGAATCATAGCAGCAAAGAGAGTTTTATTAACAAACTCCCCTTTCCAGTCCACCAGATGTGCACCATCCGTCTTCTTATCCAGCCCGTCGTCAATACGAAGCAGATCATTAATAGGAGTGCCCGATGCAAGCGAACTATCTCCATTAATGAACAGGTTTTCAAGGTCTGTAGCCATCTGGCCCATCATAGCCTGTGTGACCTGCTGCAGAAGCCTCTGCATAGAAACATTTCTACGGACCGCACGACGAGTAATCTCGTAACGAGAAACCGTTTCGTTTGTGTCCAAAGAAATCTGATTAAACTTAGGCGTTCCAGTTTCTGTGATCTGCGTATTATCCTGTAAGCCTATCGTAATAGGCTCCCCAATATGCAGTTTAGGAATCTCCAGCTTAGGATTTTCCATAATTTCTGTGCGGGACATTGGGATAAGTTTAGTAAACTTCCGCACGAACATAAGGAAAACGTCACGCTGACGAGCGTTCAGTTCCCCGCCGTTTAAGAAGGACGAGCCAGTAACGGCCTTTGCCACAAAATCGTCGTTCTTTCCCATTAGATAACTCCTTTTGCAAAATCTAAACTAAGATACTTTTTTCTCGCAAAATCTTTTTTAACCCATAAGCTCCAGCATGGAAGCAAACGGATTATCCGCATTTTCAATAGTGGATTCATTATCATCCTGACCATAGTTGCGCTTGTACTCGCCGCTCTCGTCTTTAGAAGGCTGTTCAGTCTCGCCACGGAGGAACTTCTCAATATTCTCCACGCGGCCAACAATATCGCCAAACGTTTCACCAGCAGCTTCTTTAAACAGACCAACAAGCTTTTCAGCCCTTTCGTCCATTGCCTTTGTAACATCGGCAATAAACTCTTCCTTGTTAGGCTTTCCTTCGTCTGTGTTCTGCTGCTCGTCTTTGCCGTCGTCTTTCTCATCTTTCTCTTCTTCGCCTTCCTCGGGTTTTTTCAGAGCTTCAATTTTACCGGAAAGACCTTCCAGGCTTTTTGTAATCTCATCGAACTTTTTGGAAACATCTTCCGCTTCTTTCTTGCTGTCTGCATCTTCGTTTTTATCCGCTTCTTTATCATCCGCGGGCTTTAAAGACTTAACAACGTTAGTAAGCTCTTCCGAGGTTTTCTGCAGCTCTGCAACAACCTTTTCCATACCTTCCTTATCGGTTTCTGTTGCACTATTGCTCTGAAGCTTTTCAAGCTCCTGTGTCAGAGTATTAAGCCCCTCCGACGTGCTCTTCGCGGACTTCAGGATTTCGACAATCCCTTCCTGGGTTAATTTCATTTCTTTACCTCCGTCACTTTTAACAATAAGAAATTCCTTTTGGTTTGCTGGCTTTTTAACTAAGGAAACTTCCTTTGGCCTTAAAAACGATAACGATGTGATAGGAAGTTTTACTGCCATATCAACTCCTTACTTATGCTGCGGTTTTCGTCCTTATAGCTTTTCCTGCTACCGAAAACCCTTTTAAATTTCCCTTCTTAACTTCTTTCCAAACTTGGTCGTCCACGACTCTTACGGCCATCAGCCATGTCCCTTTTTTGACCTGCTGTTTATTTATGATAAAATTATCAGGCGCAACAAAGCTTTCCATAATCTTAAATGATTTTGCAAAGTCCGTATGTTCATAGCCTATCTCTTGACTATCTTCTAAAAACCTATGTGCAGCAAGTTTAATTTCCTCTTCGCTTATGATATCCCTCTGTGCATCAACTGTATTTGGCTCTAACACGATACCATAAACCATCCGTTCCTCTTCTTCTGTTTCTTCCTGCCCATCTTCGGCCTTGAGGAACTTAACTTCATAATTCACTAAATCTTCTCCATCTTCTTCTTGCTGCTCTTTGTTGCTCTGTAACAATATAGTTTCATCCACTCCTAATAATTGAGAAACATGCGTTAAACCTTTATTTTTAAATTCATCGGAAATGGCTTTATGAATCTGAACAACTTCCGCATCAGTTAACTCTACATCCATAACATCTGCTTTTTTAATATCCCATATCCAATGAATTAAAGTATGAAGCCTAGTCAGCTCTTCTGTATCTGTCTTTTTAATATTTTCAGATTCAACAGATTCTTTTCCTTTTATTTTTAATACAGGTTCCATACTATTAACCTTCCTTTTTTCTGCCCACATGCTATAACAAATTGCAGAAGCTTGTTCTTCTGACTTGCCTTCTTCTATAAGTACAGGGATACATCTTTTCAACCAATCTTTCTTTTTCTCTCCGCTTCTTATTGTGGGCATAGTTCACCTCTATTTACTTTTCTTTTTCCTTCTTTGTTTTTATTTTCATTTTGTATTTCATAATATGCTTATGCCCATCTGTAGAACCTGTATAACCTAAAACCTCTCCGTCCTGAATAGATAAATCAACCTTATGCACATGCCCTAATTTTCTTTCCGTTGTACCAGAAATTTTTCCATCTTTTTCAATTAAAGAAACGGTATGCTGATGCTTCCCCATCATGCCAGTCATAAACTCTATACGCTGTAGCTTTTTCTGCACTTCTGTTTCTACACCACAAACATCGTGCACTTCCTTGTGTAAGTCTAACATTTGGTTCTGTATTCTGTTATTCATAATTTCCTCCGCCTATTTTTTCTTTGCTTCAAAAGTTATCCCATTATCTCCTTTAAACTTTTTAGTATGATCCTTTTCACCAAAAAATATCTCCTTAGGAATTTTTTCCGGAAACGCCTTACACTTTCTATCTCCTTTATAATGTTTGCATATAAAACAAATTGTTGTAGGCATCATGGTAATATCTCTTCTAATGCTTCTGCCAAGTCTTTAGTGGCAAATGATTTTAACCCATCTCTCTTTGCTATAACTGCTGCTTCTGCATAAAACTCTGTTGCTTTTATATCTCCATAAACACTTACAGAGATACCCTTATCTTTTGCGACCTGAAAAGCATCTTCTACTTTATTTATAGGAATTGGTTTTGTTCTTTGATAGTAGTGTGCAGCTTCGTGATATGCTAATTCATCTACTGTTTTAGCTGCCATAAAACCGTCTTTATGGGATTGCTTAACATAATCTTGTAATGAATAACCTTGTTTCTTAATCTTTGCTATAAAGTCTGCATTTATATTAAGTTCCCTATATGTTCCAGCCCTATTAGTAGTAAAGGAAGCAATAGTCTTAGGATCTTTTGTTCTATTATTAATCGCATCAAACAAAGGAAGGTTATGCTTATTCTTCATATCAAACATTTGTTTGTTAAAAGAATTCAGCACATCTAAACTAATTCCTTTTGTGTTTAAATCTCCGTCTTCCTTTAAAAATGCTTTCCATTTATTTTTTGGAATGTTTAACTCTTCTAATGGTGCAGTATTTATTAAGTTCTCCATCATCCAATCTTCTGCTTCTGAAGCAGATTTAGCAGGTTTGAATTTTGGTGCGCTAGAAGGTAACTCTCCAGGGCCAACTTCTTCTGAAGCTATTTGTTCTCTAATATCTTCCTCGTCAACAACTGTAGTTGTTCTACAGTTAGCATGAAACGGAGGTAGCATAGGAGGATTAGTATTTTTTCCACCAAGATCTTGTATTGCTGTACTTACTCCGTCTGATTTCTTTCCTTTAAAATTAAATCCGTCTGCACCTCCTTTAAATTTGCTATTCGGCAAATAAGTTCTGTTACCTTTTGCATCTCTAAAATAGAGAGCATTCTTTCCTCCGGTTGCCCGTTCTTCATCAAACTGAATCCATGGTTTAAGAGCTTTAAAATTTTCTGCTTGTACTTCAGATGTAGGAACACCGAACGATTGTGTATCTGTAACTATTTTTCTAGCTACTTCTACTTCAAAAATTCTTCCATCCATGTATTCACATTGCGGAGTTGTACGTTCATCTAAAACTGCAAATATTTGGTATCTTCTAATTCTTGCTTCTACATAAGACTCAACCTGTGCAGTAGTTCTAGCCCTATTTAAAACATCGTTAGATAAAACCTTGTAATAAAAATCTGCACGTTCTGGTATCTGTTCTCCTATTGCAGCTTTAATTTCTTTTGCAAGTTTGTTTTTTGGTAAACCCTCTCGAACGTGCATAGCAACTATATCGTTTACGTGATTAACTAAAACTTGGTCGTATGCGCCAGATATAAAAAAGTTGTTACTATTATTTAGTACATTAATAAGCCTATTATCTGTTTTAGTAAGACCCTGCTTTACAGCCCTATTATACTGCTTAACAGATTTGTCTACTGCTTTCTTTGTTGCAAGCCATTGCTTTTCTATAATACTTTTAATATCCTTTGTAACTCCGCTTGCAACATCCTTTCCAAGCACAACAGATAAATCTTTATGCAATGTCTTTAACTGTTTTTCATTTACTATAAGTTCTCCGTCTTTTACCTTAACACCTTTATCTACAAACTTAGAAACAGCACTACTTGTTTTTGTTCCATTTGCATTGCGCTTAAGTTCGTTGCGCATTGTTTCAAATATTTGTATTTCCCTTTTTCCAGGATCGTCTATAGCATCACCTAAAAAAATACCAAACTTCCCTTCATCTTGTTTTGATACAATACCATCTTGAAGTTTTGATATTAGGTGCTGTGTTAATTGCTTTGCAACATTCAGTGTCTCTAACGGCATATTATCTAAAACATTATCCATCGCTCTTCTCGCCGGATTTAATTTTCTTACTAACGGCACTATCAATCATTTTATCTAAACTAATTAAAGCAGTAATAAGCTCAAACGGAGACATAGATTTATTTATATCCCCCTGCTGTGTCTGCAAACCTTCTCCTGTTTCTACTTGTCCTGTTTCTAGTTTATCTCCTCCGCCAACATTTAAAAGACCTGTAACAAGATCACCTTGCGATCTATCTTGTGGGACTTTTAATTGCTGTAATGCAAGCGCGAGAGGATAATCGCCCCAGTTTTCTTTAAACCTTGGCTTACCCAGGAAATCCCTAATATCGTTAGGAGTAATACCTCCAATCCTATGCAGCTTTTGAAAGATAGTAGCCTGTCCTTCTTCATCTACTATCTTTGGCCTCTTAAGCCTAAGCTGTATAAGCTCTACGCCAAGAGCTTTAATTATTGTTTGGTTTAAAATATATTCATGATCTGCTAACTCTGGCTCAAACACCTGATCTAATGTAATAGACCTACCAATATTTGCGGATGCCCTTGTAGCATCTTTTTCAAAAAACACAGGATGTAAATTAAAAGCCTCTGCAATTTCCCTGTCCCCTCTGTCTTGGTATTTTAAGAAGCTTGCCTCTTCTGCAAGTCCAACAGTAAGTTTTTCAAATGTAATTTTTACATCTTCGCTCTCTGTTACGGAGCCTTCTTTTTTACCAGCTTGAATAACTAAAACACGTCCTGCACCATCTTTCCCCTTACCTTTTGTTTCAATAAATTCTTTTATATCGTCCCTGCTTTCTTTCGAAAGCCTATACGGACCTTGTACAACAATAGCCATACGAGGTGTTGCGTCGTTTTCGAAAAAGACCGCATTGCGTTCTGATGCAAATCTGTTCCCTGCTATTGTCGGGCCACAAGAAATATGCCTTGGCATTCCGTATTTAGTTCTTCTAATCGGATCCACAATAAATGGGATTAGTTCTGTCGCGCGATCCTCTGGTGTAATTGCACCATCCTTCCCAGGATTATGCTCTTTACCAGTTTTCTTATTTATAATTCTTTTATCGCCCCATTCTTTATAATGCTTAACAGTTTTAGAATTTACTAATTCTACAAATCCGCCTTTTACTTTCCTTCTGATGCTATGCCCAAAAACCCTATCCAAATACATAGGCTCACCTTCTTTTTTTCCTTGTGCGCTTAAAGGCTCCCTTCTAACCTCAAGATAACCATTGCCAACAGCCTCTTTGTCGGCTATAACCATTTGCATAATTTTCATAAAAGATTTTTTTGGATTAGGGTTTTCTAAAAGCTCTTCTGCCTTATCTTTTTCTGCCTGTATATTTGCTACAAGCTCATCCTTCTTTCTATTTTCTTCTTCTGAAGATTCTTTTCTATACTTTTCAAGCTCTCTCTGCACGTTTTTCTTTGGAATTAATTCATATCCCATACCAGCAGTATTTCTGCTTCTAACAAAAATACATGCAGACAAACGTGTAGAAATTTCCGGAGCTAAAACCCATTTATCAATATCGAATGGAACTTTTTCAATAGCATCGCCGGATATAAGAGTTTGTGTTGTCATTCCGCTTACAGTCGCAGCAACATCAAAATCTGTAAATTCCGACTTAGAAACATTTACATCTTCCCCACCTACAACAAAAACTTCCAATTCTTTGTTATCGCCTTCGCCAAGGGAAGTTCGGGTTTTAGTCTTTTCTGTCATTTTTATAATCGCTCAAGCTTTTTTTTAAATTGTTCGGAAAAACTACTAAGTCTGTTCTTTTTCTGAGGTAAAACATTTTTAGTTTGTTTTATTTCTTCTCTATGTTGTGTTTTATCTTTAGCACCATCCCTCATTCTTGTAATTTGATCTTTAAGCTTATTTCCACTTTTAGGAGGACGTTGTGGTATCGGATCTTCTCTTTGTACCTCTCGTCTAGAACTATTTCTATTATCGTTAAAACCTTTTTGCTCTGTTATAACATCCATTACTTCGTCTGCAGATATCTCATCCAAATAATCATCTAATTTTCTAGCATTAGGATCTCTAACATCAAAATCTGTTACTGCACCTCTTCTTTCTATAAACTTTTCCTCAAACACGTCTGCAGAAGAAACAGGCTCTGGTTGTATATCTCTATTTATAACAGTTACACTTGTACCACATTCCTCTTCTTGTATATCTTCTTGCTCTTGTGTTTCTTCCTCTACATTTTCCTGTAAAATCTCTTCTTCCTTATCTTCCTCTATAGTTAATGTTACATTTTTAATAAAAAGCCTTGTGTTGCCATCTATATCCACTGATAGAGGTATATCAAAATTTTCTACTAAATCAACATCATACGCAAATAATTTCTTTTTTCTAGGCCATTTTAATTTTCTTTCTTCTACAGAAATTTTATGCTTCTTAAAATCTTTATTAAATTGAGATAAGCTTTTTACTTTTGGTGTTCCCATTTTTATTGTTGCATAAGCTTTCTCATCACAAACAACAAAAATAAGCTTACCTATATATTTTAGGTACTGTTCAGACTTAATAATCTGCGTTCTAATTCCTTTTGCAATTCCTTTAGCTTCTTCTGAGCTAAGAACTATCCCTGGCAGGGTTATCTTTTGTAAGCTCATTTTCTATTTCCATCAAAACTAAGTTTTTATTTTTATTCTTAAGTAGAATAGAATAAAATTCTCCAAGCGATATATTATCTGGTAAGCACAAAATTCTTTTTGATAAGTAAATCCAAAAAGCCAAATCCCCATAATTCATAGTCTGAGCTTTTTCTTTTTCGGCATCTTGCCTATCCATGATCTTTAATCCTTATCATATTCTTACAGTTATTATTTGCACATTGAACCCATTTTGCACCTTGCGGAACTAACGCTTTAAATTTTGTTTTGCATTTACTACAAGTGAAAGGTCTTACAAACGTAGGCATACTGCCTCCTTTCTACTTAATCACATTCCAAATTAGGATAAACAATAAAGGACCCAATTTCTGAAGTCCATTGCCCTCCTGGCATCTCAACATAAAACTGAACTTCGTGCTCTCCGGCTTGATCTAAATCTTCTGTTTGCGTTACATATTCGATCTTACCATCCGTCCCATCTGTTACAAAACTTGTAGTCCATTCTACACATGTTTCGTCTGGCTTTTTCACAATATATTTTTGTGTAGTTGCACTAGATAAGTCCACTATTTGTGCACCATCTTGAATAGTAGCTTGAATAGATGTTCCTATATCCCCAATATGAATTTCATTAGCTGCCATATTAAGGCCCGCCTACTAGTTTTGGATCAATATATAAAGTAAACCGATACGTCTTCCCAATTTGGGAAAGAAAATTAATACCTTTATCTATACAAAGAATCCCTAAGCTTATATTTCTTGCACTTTGTAAAGGCATACTTTCTTCTCTGTTTATATTTAAAGTAAAATCAAATTTATCAACGCTCAAGCTTAAACCTCCATAACCTTGTAATACGGAGCGTTATATATTTAAAAGCTCTTCTTATTGCGCCTTTCCAAGTATATCCCCATCCAGATGTTGTTATACTGTGTGCTCCCCATCCTCTAGTTGTTATACTCATTGTCCTCTTGTCCTTCTTGCCGGAGTGGCTGGCTCTATAGAAATTGCTGCCCCAAGCTTATCTGTAACATCGTATCTTAATAACACAGTAGAGTCATCGTCATCATAAAGTTCCCAGTTATCTGTAGAACCGTCTTGCAATTCTAACCTGTTATTTAAAATCTTTCTGATCAAATCTAACGAATTTTCTAATGTAATACCTAATATATTCCCCCCTACCACATGCGTCACAATAGCGTTTCTTATGGCAGATATCGTAACAGCATCTAAAGTAACCTCATCCCCTGTCTTAAGTATTTCTCTAAAAGAATATTCGGAAGTAGCAAAAAATTTATCTGCTATTGCACCATTACCAGTAAATATAGCTAAGTAATCATCTTCATTATCTACATCCGCAGATCCGTGATTAAATGTTCTTTCGTATACGCCAGAAACAATAACACTCTCTGTCAGAGCAGCAGATATAGATCCTACTTGCCAAACGTTTAAATTAAAATTATAAAACTTATTATCACTTCTTCTTACAAGTTTTACATAAGGTGTTTTTCCTGTTACTGGATCCCCGTTCTTCACAAGAGTTGCAGTTAATTTAACTACATCGTTTACTCTGCGAAGAGCAGGTCCGGAGCTAATAACAATTCCAGGCATCTTTTATCTCTTCGCAAAAAGTAAAATATATTAATCACTCTTTTTCTCTTTTAATTTTAGTTCTTTAAACTTGGAATCTAAAACTATCTCATAGATCATATTTGGATCTGTTGTATTGTCGTCCATCTTATCAAAGCGCTCGTCTATTCTTATATTTTTAAGATGGTACAAAACCTCTTCGCTACAAATAATTCCTCCCGTTATCGGGTTTTTTATTTTCTTTTTAAACAGCTTCCTAACTATCCAAACCCATATAAATCCCAATAGCTGTAAATAACCATAAGGCTCCTCTAAATCTTCTGCAAGTAGATCAATAGACTGATCTATCGCATTCTTTTCTACAAGAGGCGCATAGACAGATATATCGTACTTATCTGTAAGATACTTTTTAAAAGAAACGATATAAACACCAAAATTTCCAGCTTCTTGAACTAAAAGCCTTTCTGGCTTATCGCTATCGTTAATAATTAAAAAGCTATGACTCCATTTCCCATGAGTAAAATATTTAATTGCCTTGGCTAAAAGTTTAAAAAAGCCTTTCCCTTTATATGTTGAAAATCCAACAGCTCCCTTTGTCAATTTGAATTTCCTCCATATTTTAAAGTAAGTCTTAATCTAATTCTTTTGGCTTGAGAACCAGCATTATAATACCTCGCCCTCATAATAGTATTGGCAGGAACACTTGAAGACCCTGCTGCTCTTCCGCCAATATCTATATTTTCTCCATGTTGTAATTCTAAATCCTCTGCGTATTTTATAGACATAAGAACATAATGATTTGTCGTTACATCCTCATTCAGTGCAGGAGAAATTGTTATTTGTAAACTATCTATGTCTATATGTACTATTTCATGTTCTATGGCTTGCCCGGGCAAAGCAGGATTTAAAGCAAACTTGCACCAGAATCCTGCTAAAATATTTTCTATAACAGTTTGGCTTACAGGAATAACAGTTTGCCCCGACGCTTTGGCTTGTGTAACTTGCCCAACAGGAGTATCCGGAGATACTAGGAATTCAAATATATCTCCATCTCCCGCAAATCCTGTAAACCCATCTCCGGATAAGATATTAACTTTGTACGGAAAAGAAAAATCTTTCTGCCCCCAACTTTGTGCAGGAACATCAAAATTAATTCCTTTAACCTTTGTTTTAGCAATATTAGGATCCAGATCTGCAACATCATGAATTTTTACTGCTTGAGGGGAAAGCTCTAGCATTTTCTCGTCCCCTTTTATAAATGTTTCTCCATCCCATGTATATTCATAGTCCTGATCAAATACAAAATCGTTTTCAATAACCTGTTCTGTATTTGGATCAAAGTCCGGCTTACTTGCAAAATCTGTATATCCGTAGCGCTTTACAAGTTTTGTTATTTTGTCAATAACAACTTTTTGCATTATTCTATGTCCTCTATGTATCCCAAAACATAAACGTTATAATCTATTGTATCTCCTGTCCCGCAACTCCAGATCTTCTGGGCAGAATTTAGATCACAAAGCATTAGAGCAGGATTTTTTCCTCCTGCAAGATTTGGATAATTTGAAACAGAAATAACACCATCTCCATGAGAAAGAACAACGCCATACTCGGATGCAGGTTCCCAAACTAAAAATATTCCCCTAGTAGACGTTGAGGGGATAAAAGAAGAACAATCAACCAAATCCGGAGAAACAAGACTTCCCGTTCCATTTGTTATAACAGCATGTCCAACAGCCATTACATAATATTGATATTCTTTTCTGTTAGAAATGCCACTCTGCCAAAAAGCCCAAATGTTACTCCAAGGATTATTTCTTATTGCACCTATCCTTCTTTTAACTGTAAACCCAGAAGGCATAACAGGAGAAGTTTTTGATGCCGAAAATAAACCAGCAACCTCCCCTGTAGTTAAATTTTTTATAAGCCAGACATGATACCATGTATTTGCTGCTTCAGATCCTGTATCTAACCCATTCTTTCCACTAACTGTTAAATCTACTATTTTAGCACTAGTTAAAACTAAAAGAACAGATCCGCTATCATCTACACATCTTCCTGGCTGAATACTTATTTGATTTCCATTTCCCGGGACTACTTTTAAATTAAGTTTATAAATATAGCCTAAAGCATAGCCAGAAATTTTAGGATTAAACGTATCGTCTTCATCTTTAAACTTAAACTGCCCATCTTTATATAAAAACTTTCCCGCTTCATCCGGATCGGATGTTTGTGGGATCATTTTTATTTCATCTTCTTCCCTTGTTCCGGGGAATCTATCTGGAGTATGAGGCATTATGTAACCTCGTCATCTAGGCAAGCTTGACACCTTTGCCATCCCCATTTTTTATTAGGATCATATCCTGTTAATTCTCCGTATATAATTGTTTGCCGATATAACTGACAAAACCCTGCAATCACATACGGGCAACGTTCTTCCCCGTCTAGACAGAAATTAGTATCCGTATCATCTATTTTAATATCTAATGTACTAGATACTTGCTTATCCATTTTTCTTCTTCCTAGGAGATTTCTTTTTCTTCTTTTGTTTCGGCCTTACTTCTTTTTTAGGCTTATCGTTTAATGGCTTAGGACTTCCATCTTCTCTTGTACCATCTGGATCCTGTTCAGCCATCCTTTTCCTTCTTTCTACTTTTCCTTCTTCTTCTTTAATTCTCTTTTTAGAACGTTGTACAAGCTCAGAGTATCCGGCTATCCGGCCTTTGATTTGTTGAAAATCGGCCGAGTTTTCTTTCTCCATTGCCTTCAGAATCTCTATACATTCTGAATAACCCTGTAGCTTGCCTTTTATTTTTAGCTTATCATCTTCAGAAAGTTTTTCTTTATCGTTTAACTCCTTAGCAGCATCCCCTAATTTCTTTGTTTCTGCTGCCAAACGATGTTGAGAAGCTTGAAGTGCAGCAATAACTCCCTGTTTTTTTATCTGCACTTCTTTCTGCTCTTTAATTAGCCCTTCAAGATCTTCTATAACTTTCTGAATACCAAGAATAACGTTTTTTGTTTTAACATCTTGCATATCCGGCTCTCCTTTTATGCCGTTAAAGAATTATTACTGAACAAACTGAATTGCAATAATAACGTCGCCAGTTTTAATCCCTTTTGGGAAGTCTACTTTAATATCTCCGCTTGCAGGAGTATCACCAGCATAAACATCATTCTGTGTAGTTCCATTTCCACCATACAGAAGCCTACCATTTAAGAATAAAAATGTATCAACTCCTGCTGGCGTATTCATATCAATACTGTGAGGAGAAGAAATATCTAATCCGCCAGCTCCTCCTGGGATATTTACGTCCTGAGAATAGTTTGATCCAGCAACAAAAATGCCAAGAGTTAAATCAACGCCTCCATGTTCCCCTGCATATTTAATTGCAGCAGCAACAGAAGAAAAGGACTGGCTAAATAAACCAGAAATTGCCCCACTAGTTACATCGTCTAATTCTAATGCTGTTTCCCTGCTAGTAGTAAACTGAATTTCTGCAACAGAGCTTAAATGTACGTTGCCAGACGTTATAGTCTGTAAAGTTAAATCTCCTCCCGTTCTTGCAACGCGACCAGCAGCTCCACCAACTTCTACTTCATTAAAAGTAGCCTTATTGCTATTGCCATCGATATCCCCATTCATATCGAGGGCACCATTAATTTCTAACTCGTCTCCAGCAGCAAGAGCCTGAACCCTTAAGATCTTTACTGCTCCAGTAGAATCGGAGACAACAAATTCCTTTGTATCCGTTAATCTAAAATCAACATCTGTATCATCAACTGTAACAATGGATCCGCCATTATATGCAGCATCCATAGATACAGCAGCAGCAGCAGGAGCATCTGCAAAAACAAAATCTGGTAAGAAAGCTTGTTCGGACAAAGAATCTAAATCGTTGCGAACAACATATCCGTAATTAATTGTTGTACTTTCTATATCTGCAACAGGACAAGCTTCAAGGTCGTCATATGTTGCGTTTGCTCTTACGAAAGAAATCTGTGCTTGTTCATCTCCGGATGCAGCAAATGCTGTTCCATCTGTTGCAGCAGAACCAACCTGTAATAAGCCATAAACAGTTTTTCCGCCAGAAAGAATAGGATCGCCAGTTGTTCCATCAATAACGTGTAATAAGTTTTTTGGGTTTAAAGCATTTGATCCTGCAATCTCCGTTAGGGAATGGGATCCAATAGCTCCTGCTAACTGTGCTGTTACTGCCCCCTTTACAGAAGTAGCAATAGCCTTAACCTCTGAAGGATATTCACCAGCCCCAAGGGCAACATAGTTTTGACTTGCTGGAACACTAACATCCGCAAAAAGCTGTGCGTTCTTTAATGCAAGTTTATCTTCCAGCTTTGCCCTTGCTGCAAGTAAAGCAACTGTTTCGTCTGGCGTATCGTACCAATTTGTTTCTCCAAGTAAATTTTTAACCTGTGACATAACGCTATCAATAGCGTCTGCCAAATCAACAGCCCCAGACTCGAGAGTAGAACCAGAAGATTTTGTGTCATCAAACGGAGGTGTTTTAATTTGGTCTGGATCGATTCTTGTTACCATGAGAATTCTCCATTAAATTAAATAAGCTCTGCCCTAATCTTTTCTGCACCATCTAGCGGATGAATTTTGGGCGCAACAAAAAAAGTAATTGTATTAGGAACGCTCACTGTATAATCACTTCCTTCTTCTAGTAGCAACCCGTTTTTAAAAAGTCGTAAGACTTGTTCAAAGGAATTAGTAGTTGTAAAAATAACCTTTATTCCGTCTACCTGACTAGTAAGATACTCAATTGTGGGAGTTAGAACTGTAAAATCTATAGTTACCATTTTCTACTCCCTAGATAAGTTAAACCTTCTTAGGCTCAATAATTATAATACCCTCTAAATCTACATCTGTTCCTCCTGTTGGAGTAATTGCAACAAACAACAATGGTTTTTTCTCGTCGTCTGTCTCAAGATTAATAAAAGGCTTTGGCGGATCAAAACTTGTATCTGTTATAGTAGTTACTCCAGTAACACTAAGAACCTTATCCCTAGCGAGTGTTGCACCAGACTTTGTTCTTAGCTCTACGGCATAAGACGTTGCATCCCCTCCAACCTTTTCTAAAACAATTCTAAAAACTAAACCACCTTCTACAAATCCTTTGTAATTTTCAAAGTCGACTGGAATCTCTGTTGTACTGCCAGACAGAATATTTTCAAATGGCTCTCCAGAATTGCTTCCTTTGCACAAGGCATATATTAAGTCTGGGTTAGGAAATTCGTTTACCATTATTTCCCCCTACAAACTATCAGTCATTTCTTTGTATAAAAGAAAAAATACTATTGTCCATCCTGCTATCGCCAATCCAAAACTAAACAAAGCAAGTATTTTCCAAAGAACCAATGCCTTCTTTGTTTTGTTTGTAATAACATTTCCAGCGGGCAAAGGTCTAACAAACCTTTCTTTCTTTTGAAAAGGCCATTGCATAGCAAAGCCTCCAAAAGATTTATTCGTCCGGAGTATTTGACATCGGAACACTCTCAAAGTTCACAATGTCAACATGATGATAATGCTGTTCGTCTTGGGAAGTTTCTCCCTTAACTCTCCAGCCAGTTTCATCAAACTCCGTTAACTCAATTTCAAATTTATGACTATGGCTCTTGATCAGGCTTGTAACTTCATCATAAGTAGTGCTTACAATATCTGATGCAATGCCTTCAATAAGGTAATAAGTTGCCTCTTCTTTTGTCTCGCCAACAAAGAACTTTTTCATAACTCCCTGTATTTCTTTGTCAACGATTTCTCCATGTGCAGTATGAATATGACCATCCGCCTCCCCGGTCTTAAGAACCATCATACCTTTACGGATAGACGCAACTTTTAAATCTGTATCTTCTTCTTTCTTTCTAGGCATATATCCGTGCATCTCTGCAAACTCTTCCACGGTCATTGTCGAACCAGTTAAATATGTAAGCTCTTCCATTAACTTTTCAACTAGCCCTTCCATTGTCGCAAAAATGTAACGCCTAGAAATCCACTTATAGTCTCTTCTACTATCTTCTGTCTCTGCAATTTCCCAATCTTCAGAAATGTCTAGTATCAAACCATTCTCTGCTGTTTCAATTCGAATATACTTATTTCTTAAAAACCAGTCTCCTTGTTTAGAAACCTTTTCATAATCTACACCAACCAGAGCACCTAGTTCAATTCCCATACCCTTCTTGACATTTGCGTCTTTTTTTGCAGCAGCTCCAACGCCAACCTTCTTCGCAGCAGCTTGTAAAACCTTTAAAGCACTTTTCTTTTGTGCTGCTGTTAAATCAGATTGCGGAAGTCTTGCCAAGGCGTTTCTTAAATGTGGAAGATCCACTTTTCCGTTCGCATCTTTATATGGAAGCTTCCTTAGGGATCTGGGAACTGTTTTGTTTCCTTGGTCCTTCTTTCCTCCCGTGAGAACAATAGCAAAAGCACTATCCGGAAGATTGTTTATATAAGCAGTTGTCCATACTGCTTTCTTCGTTTTCTCTTTCTTCTTGTTGTGTTGCGCTTTCTGAATATCCTCTTCTAAAAGCTTAGTTTTAAACTTCTTGTCTAAAAGCTCCATTCTTTGGCCTCCATATAACTAATGGATTTATCTATCTATATACCTTTATATACAGCGCAAAATTGCGATAAAATAGAAACTTGCATAAAATCATGTATCTCTCTTGTGTACCCTACCCTATAACAAAACTGGTTTTTAAACGTTAACTTTTGGCTATTTTTAAGCCTTTTTATATATGAAAAACCATACTTTTTTGGAACTTTTAAAACCTTGTACTTAAACTAGCGTTTTACACAGGAGCCCCAGATCCGTCTGGTTTTGTTGGTTTTCCACTATGTTTTTTATCCTGTTTTTCTGTCTCTTTAGATGCGTTTACAAGTGATATAAATCCCTGTGAATTAAGAACAGCAACTGCAATAATAGCAATCCATATTCCTGTACCAAAATCCCAATCGTATCCTTTTATAGGACAATGTTCTAACGCAATCATAGTACATAAAACAATGTACGAAACTGCTCCGCCAAAATTCATAGCACAGCCTTTCAACTTGAAATCTTTTTTGTGCTTTTAGCCGGAGAAGGGATTCGAACCCTTATCATCTTCATTACAAATGAAGTGCTCCGCCGTTGAGCTACTCCGGCGGATTTTACATCCCTTTGTCTAGGCATCTTGCCAGGAAGCATAAAGAAAGGATTAACCTTTCTTCCACTCCACGGATGCCACATCTATATAGTCCTTTCTGTTTTTTAAATTTTCAAAAAGGCTAATTTTAAAGTGAGGCAAATAGACAATCGCCAAAACCTATTTGCCTCTGCTGCATTGCACAGCCTCGAGGAGATGTTACATACCTAAATTAATAATCTCTTTTCAACTTAGTACACAAAGAAATCTGCGCACAGGCTTTTGTATCGTGTACATACGCCCGAGCAGATACAGCAGTTAAATCTTTTCCTGCAGATTTAGCTATCCTTCTTATTGCACTAAGTAGTATCTGCACTTCTTTTCTTTCGTTTCGTTTCAAAAAGTATTGTGTATCACACTGACGAACAATACTTACTCTCGGTTGCCCCTTTCTCTTTCCTTTTTGCCACTCTGAAACCTCTATCAATCCCCATCCGGGAGGCAAAAGGTTTGTTCTTATAACGCCAGCATAAGCCATATAGTATCTAAACAAACCAAGACCACTCTCGGGATTCCTCCTATGTGGCTTATTTGAATCAGAATTAAAATCTGCAATACTGGATTTACATTCTATAACAATAGGCATACTCCAATTCCAACCTATTGCATCTGGCACCTCACCAAAACCCGCTTTCATTTCTGTTATAACAACAGCACATTTTTTGCTAAGCCATTCTTTCGCAATATCTACAAGCTTCTGATGATCTGTTTGTTCTTCTGTATCCCTCTTCCTTTCTTTCTTTCCAGCATTAATCAAATGCCGTTTCTTAACACGTCTCCTTCTTGTCATTATATTCTTTAGCCTTTATGAAAAAGAAAATTAAAATCCTAAACGATGATGCTGCTTACAAACAGACAAACCACGTCGTACATTTTCTCTCATCTTCTTTACGTTCTTTTTCTTTCCGCACACATCACAGATTCTAATTTTCTTTTTCCTGCCTTTATATTCTTCCGTTTCCCTTGGGCCTTTAACCCTTATATCTCCTCTGTATAACTTTCTTAGGAACCTAGCTTGTCTACCGTTTAATTCTTTTCCTTTAAACTTAGTTCCCTGTTTCAAAGTCTGTACAAGCATCTTTTTCTCTCCTTACAACTAAGGAAGCTTATCTATTCCGCCTCTTATTCTAAATGGTTTCTTTCCAAACCTTCTTTCTACTTCTAATCTTTATCTAGTGTATACGGAGCAGACATTTGTTCATCTATAGACAGTTTTATCTGCACCTTTCTACCCTTATTTTGTATCTTCTAAATAGTGTTCTATTTCTAATGTCTTAAACAACTAAGAATTAAATACAAGGCAAGAAATAAGAAAAACAAAGGGAAATCCTGCATACACCATATAGACGTAGCTAGGCAAACAAAAAACACCTTTTTACAGGACACTCTCACAGAACCTTATATAGCTCTACAACTAAAAATGGGTTCTGTGGAGGCAAAAAATGTGATCCATTTTACTGGGTATAAGTAAGGGATTGTAAATACTCGTTTACAGATTTCCCTAAACTTTATTATTTTTCTACTTGGTATGCTAGGCAAGGCATGTTGTTTTTAGGCTTGTTTTGTTTCTCTTTCTTCTTGTACGCGTTTGTTTGCTTCTTAGCTATAGCTTTCTTATGCTTTTTGTACACGTTTTCTATTATAAGAAAGTGCCTTACTGGAGAACAAACGTAAGTCCAGGGGAGGGCCGGTATAGTCATATGGAGGTTAATTACTTCCTACTAATGGTCTATAGCACACGTCTTGTTTGTGTACAGGGTTTCATTATACCCTCTGTTTTCATACTATCTTCTATACATTTTCTTTCGCCGTATACTGCTCTACATACTGCTTCTTCTGTTATTCCCATTGTTCTTTTCCTACACCTTGCAAGTAATACGCTTTCTTTTCTATCCTCTTTCTTCTCTTCTTCTATTGCATTTAATAGCTGCATTCTAGCCATTTCTCTTAGTGTGAATACACACTTTTAGTTTTGGTTCTTGTACTTCTCTTTTAATTGTTTTTATTGAGAACAGCCTAATACCGTCTTCTTTATCCATCTTATTACTCA